GGCGCCACGAGGCTTGCGGATCGCTTATCAGGGCGTGGCATTCGAACCTGGTGACGACGAGACCTATCTGCGCGCCTTCACGTTGCCCGCTGGTACCGACACCCAGACGCTGGAAGGCACTGACCGGGTCTACACCGGCGTCTTTCAAATTAGCGTCGTGACGCCCGTTGGCAACGGCACCGGCGATGCGGAAGGGCTCGTCGATGAACTTGACGATCTCTTCCCGGCCTTCCTGCGACTGCAGCAGGGCGACCTCGAAGTGATCGTGCTGACGCCTATTGAGCCCGGCCCCGCCATCGTCGACGACACCACGCTTACCGTAGCGGCTTCGTTTCAATACCGGGCCGACCGCGCATAACCCGCCCATTGGGCAAACCCTGAACCCCGCCAAGTGCGGGGTTCGTCATTTCTGCGAAGAGGAAAAATCCCATGGGCTACAAACTCCCGAACGGCGGCTACTACCAGGTCGCGGCTACTTACGACGCTGTCCTGCCGTTCTCTGCGCTGTCGAACGCCACCGAAGCTGTGGCGACCGTCACTGGCGCGTCCCTTGCGGTCGGCGACATCGTCCTGCTCAGTTCCGGTTGGAGCAAGCTGGATAACAAAGTGGTGCGTGTGAAGACTGCCACTGCAACTGCAATCACGCTGGAAGGCGTTGATACCAGCGATGTGATCCTGTTCCCCGCGGGCGGCGGTGTCGGCAGCATGAAGAAGGTTCTGACTTGGGTTCAGGTGCCTCAAGTGTCTGACCTGGCTTTCTCGGGCGGCGATCAGAACTATCTCGACGTGGTTTTCCTCGAGGATGACCAGGGCAAGCAGATTCCCACCGACAAGTCCGCAGCCAGCATGACGCTGACCATCGCTGATGACCCATCCAAGCCTTTCAACGCTGTTCTGCTCAAGGCCGACGCCGGCAAGCAAGTGCAAGCGGCGCGGCTGGTCCTGCCCGGCACCGACCAACTGCTCTACGGCGCGTTCATCTCGTTCTCCAAGCAGCCGGCGGTATCGCGCAACAACCTGCTGACCCGTACCGTCAGCCTGGCCCTGCAATCCGAACCAACCCGATACCTGTCGTAAGGAATCCGCATGGCCAAGTTCAAGATTGCCCAGAACCCCACGTTCAAAGCGGACGTGGACATTCCTCGCGTCGGCGGCACCTTCAACAAGGTGTCGTTTGAGTTCAAATACCGCGACCGAAAGGAATTGGCCCAGCTGTTCGCGGGTTGGCAGCAATCTGCCAAGGACTATCAGGACCGCCTGAAAGAGAAGGGCGATGAAATCACCCTCGTGGATGTCACTGACGCTGATATTGAGCATCAGATTCTGCAGGTCAGCGATCTGGTGGTTGGCTGGGGGTTCGACGACAAGTTCACGCCTGAAGCTATCCGCGCCTTGGTTGAAACCTCGGCCAGCGCAGCCGATGCAATCGTCAAGGCCTATCAGAGCGCGTTCGCCGCGGCCCGCTTGGGAAACTGAAAGAGGTGTCGCAGGCGCTGTATGAGCCTGTGGCGCCGCCCAATCAGCTCGCCCAATTCGGTATCTCTGCAGCAGACCTCGACGAGACAGTAGAGGTTTTGCCCGACAACTGGCCCGCTTTTGTCGTCATGGAGGCATTGGGCACCCAGTGGCGCGTCGGTATGGCTGGGCGCACTGGTCTCGATTACTCAGCCGTCCCGGCGATCATGGCCCTCATCGGCATCCCCAAGAAAACCAGAAGCCAGGTCTTCCAGGACGTTCGCGTCATGGAGGCTGAGGCGTTGCTCGTCATGAGCGAATCGAAATAGCGGAGCACTCATGTCTGGAACCATCGCGCAACTGGGCATTGAGGTCGAGTCCGGTGAGGCAGTCCAAGCCGCCACGGATTTGGACAAGCTCACACAGGCCGGTGTAAAGGCCGAAAAAGCTGCCGAAGATGTGTCTGCGGGCTTCGATAAGGCAGCAGCAGCCGCAGCTAAGCTGGCGGCGGCAGAAGCTAAAGCAGCAGAAGAAACAGACAAGGCCAAGGCGCGGCTCTTGGACACCGCCAAGGCCTCGCTTGAGGCGAGCGAGTATTACCAGCGCCTTACCACCAGTGTGACGAATACCGCTGGCTCTATGGATAAAGCGGGGGCGTCAGTCACCGACTTCGCGGCAATTCAAAGAGACCTCAACACGCTGACTCCTACAATTGATCAGCAAACCGAGGCGACCAAGCGTGCCGCTGCAGCGACGGGTGTTCAGACCGAAGGCCTGGATAAGCTGCTCAACAAGCTGAGCCCTGCTCGCGCCGCGACTGCGAACTACAACAAGGATCTCGAAACGCTCTCCAAAGCCTACAAGGCGGGGGAGATCGACATCGACAAATACACCGCCGCAGTTGGAACAATCAACGGCAAGCTAAAAGCACTCAACGGTGAAGGGACCGTATTCGACAAGCTCAACCTTGGCACTCGCCAGGCGCAAGAGAACGTTAGCCAGCTGGCAAATGCTATCTCTGCTGGTGATCTGAATAGCGGTGCCAGGGCAATCGCCCAAATTGGCGCTGGTGCCGGAGCATCTGCCGTACAACTGGGCAAACTGCTCTTGCCGTCTGCTGCTCTGGCTACCGTGCTGGGGGCCGTAGCGTTCGCATTTGTGGATGCAGAACGGGAGGCTTCCGCGTTCAATAAGTCGATCTTTGCGGGCGGCAATGCGGTCGGCGTTTCCGCGCAGCAGCTGCAGGAGATTGCAAAGCAGGCAGGTATTTTGACCCACAACTTCGCTGGCGCGCGTGATGCCGCCATTGCGTTGGCTGCGAGCGGCAAGGTTACGGGAAGCGAGCTCGCGAACTTGACGGAAGCTGCATCGGCAATTGCGTCCTTCACCGGTGCCGGAGCGGCTGAGGTTGCCAAAGGCCTTGCAGGAATTGGCTCGTCTGCATCAGAGGCAGCGGTAAAAATTAGCGAACAGTACGGCCTGATTACGTCAGAGCAGTACCTTGCGATCAAGGCCATCGAGGATGAAGGAGAGGCCCAGAAAGCTCTCGATCTCCTAAGTGCCGATCTGAATCAAAACGCTCAGCAGCGCCTGAAAGAATATCGCGCGTCTCTGTCAGACATTGAGCTCGGCTGGGATGACATCAAGAACAGCATAACGAATGCCTATGCTGCGGTAAGGTCGGAGGTTTTTCCCGATCTCGGTAAGCAGATGGAGATCATTCAGCGCGTTCTGGACACCAGAAAAGCGGGAGGAGTGGCGGGTGCGTTGTCGAACGGCCTCAGCACACTCAACAGCGCATTGGGGCTTGGCACCGGTGACGATGACGACTCAACTGCAGCACTTGAGAAGAAGCTGGCAGGTCTGAAGGCGCGCCAAGCATCAAGCCAGGCTCTGGCGGCAACCACAGGTGAGACTGTCAGTGCCAACAAAGATCTGATCGCAGTTCAAAAGGATCTGGATCGGCAGCTCGACAACGTCAGCCCACTTTCGAAGCGTGAAGCCGCAATCAAGAAGCTGAACGCGCAGTTCACTGAGCTTTACGAGAAGTCGGCGAAAACCGGGCAGAAGTCGCCGCTGCTTGATGGGGTCGATTTTGACGGAAGGTCTTTTTCTGGAGGCGCCTACAAAACGCTCCTTGACGGCATCAACACGAACATAAAGGACCCGAAGGGGCCGGCCAATAAGCTGGACCTGACAGGCTTCAACAACGCTCAGAATCAACTGAAGTCGGTCACGGGTTACTACCAGAACATCGAGAAGGAGCTCGAAGCGGCCCAGAAAGCTGGCCTGGTGTCGGCCGAGTCCTATAGTAGCCAGCGCATCGCGATCATTGAGCAGGAAAAGGGCGATGTAACTGTTGCCTACGATGCAGAGATCGCCGCGCTTCAGACGCTCCGGGACAAGTCGTCGACCACTGCGCAGCAGCGCATTCAGATCGATCAGAAGATCGCTGACGCAAAGGCAGAGTCTGTTAAAGCCCAGGAAGGTTACGACTCTCGCTTGCAGGCGCTCGCCACCGAGGAAGACGGGCGGGTCAAGAAGCAGACGTACAACATCGCTCAGTACGTCCAAGCGCTTGGTCAGCAGCAGAAGGCGTTGGAGCTTGCAGGGCAGCGCGCTGTGTTGGGCGTTGGTCGCGGCGATCGCCAGAACGCGCTCGACAGTCAGCTGGATGCCCAGCAAGACCGGTTTGCTCAACAGGCACTGGATCTGGAAAACCAACGCTCTGACCCTTCTCGCAATATGTCGACTGAAGAGTTCGAGCAGAAATCCAAGGCTCTTGCCGACGCCAACAAAAAGGCAACCGACCAGATCCGGCAGAACTACGCGGATGTGCAGACCGCCCAGGGCGACTGGACTAACGGAGCAACCTCCGCTTGGGAAAACTACCTCGACAGCGCCAAGGATGTGGCCGGGCAAACCAAAACACTGTTCACCAATGCCTTTTCCAACATGGAAGATGCAGTGGCGAACTTCGCTCTCACCGGCAAGCTGTCGTTTTCGGATTTCACAAAATCGGTCATTTCTGATCTTGCTCGATTCGCCACAAGACAGGCGACTTCCGGGGTGCTCAGTACCCTGTTCGGAATCGGTGCGACGGCTGCAGGCTCATACTCCGGCGGGGCTTCTACTGGCTCTGGCGCAAGTTCCGGCTTCGACTACAGCCTGGGTTCGGCATCCTCTGGACTTTCCTATGGTGGCGGTCGCGCCACTGGCGGCAATGTTGCGCCGAACTCGCTGTATCAGGTCAATGAAGTGGGTCCTGAGTTGTTCAATCAGGGCGGTAAGTCCTACCTGATGACCGGAGCGAATGGAGGCAGCGTCACTCCGCTGGGCTCTGGTGCGGCCTCGGTTTCTGCTGGTGCCGGCGGATCTTCGCCGATTGCGGTCTCGATCCAAATCAGCGGCGATGGCACGTCTCAGGTAAGCAGCAATACCTCCGGCATGGAGCAGTTCGGCGCCGAGATTGGGCGATTTGTCGAGGCTCGCTACAAGCAACTGGAAGCGAAGTCGCTTGGCCCGCAAGGGAATATTCGTAAAGCCATCAATGGGAGGGCGTAATGGCTGACACATTCACCTGGCGCCCTAACAAGTCGGCGCCGGGCACATTCACGGAGCGCATCCGTTCCGCCCAGTTCGGTCAAGGCTACAAGCAGCGCGCGGCGGACGGGATCAATAACGAAACCCAGTCATGGAACTTGACGTTTACCGGCGAGAAGGCGCGGATCGCCGCGA